GCTGCTGAGCGGGCGGCTGCTGTGGCATCTTCCCTGCTGTACCGTCCAATGTTCGGATCGTTGGCTCAGCTCGCATCTCGTTCGCTGGCCCGTACCCGCCCGCATTGAATCCACCCCCGGACGCGAACCCCAGATTAGCCAATGCCCCAGGCAGCAGCGCTTGCGCGGCGTTGCTGCGCGCTGCCTGGATAGCCATCTGGCTATCCAACGCCTGTTGCTGCTGCGGACTGAGCTGAATGTTTTGGTTCCACTGCGTGACAGGGTTGCCCGTGGCGGGGTCTGTAGCAATGGAAGGGGCCCAGGTTTGGGAGCCCCAGGGGGTAGAGATGTTCGGACGGTTAGCCCAGGTCTGCTCAGTGGTGACTGCTCTGTTTGAGTCCGCAGTCGCCTCCGCCGCTCCTCGGTAATCTGGGGCTGGAGGTGCCTTACCACTGCTCATCGTCTACTCCTTCAAGAACTTACAATTCTCTCGCTTCATCTCTATAAGAAGCAAATCTGCCCCAGACATTGCACCTTCAGGAACCCTGTGTACAATTTCAAATCCGAGTTTCAAGTCTATATTGAGCGGATGTGTGTCTGCTTCATCCATCCAAGCGTAAACTCTTAACAAGTCGCACTGCTCAAATGGGTAAGAAAACCCAGCTCTCAAAAATTCCTTAGAAATCAGAGTCCCTGGTAAGATGGCTATGTGAGTATGACAAGTTCTTCCAGCAAAGCAATTATACCCAGCTACGGCCACAAGGCAATCGTTTTTTACAAGTCCAATTGCACGAAAATCAGAGCTCCAGGGGATGCCTATCTTGTCATTCAGCCACGCCCAGAGAGACTCTCTGGGGGAGGATACAATCACAGGGGTCCCCCAGAACGGAGCATGTAATCTATAGAGGATAGTACCGTGTCTCCAATAGATGCGGTCTGCAGCACTGCCCCGCCGGAATGGCCTAGAGCCGCGACGCCTACCCAGTCACTGAATGCACGAGGGGCTGACGTCCAACGCGCAGTACCCCACACACCTACTCCCCATTGCGAGACTCCGCCAACAGGATACGCAGGGGAGAAGTCTCTGTCCGCTAGGGCGTAGTTCACCTTTACAGAAGCCTGTGAGCCGGGAGCGACAAGGGACAAGAAGTTGGGCCGCACCATCATGAATTGTTTAGTCAACCCAGGGGTACCAAACGCGCTGTAAGATTGCTGAACTAGACCGTAAATACCATCCCCAGTGGCTGTGTTATAGGGGACGTTGTCAAACAAATCGGCGAACAAAAGCAGCACTTTGCCATCTTTGGTTCCAGCAAACCCATAGCCCCCGCTCACCCCAAAGCTGTACGCGGGCATATCATTAAATATGCTCCACTGATTTAGGGTGGTTGACAAGCTGTATTGGGTATTCCTGCGATTCTTTAAATCGGGGGTGTTGATTAAAATCAGTCGCTCAGACGGGTGCACCATCACATCCCACCCCCGCAGGGTGAAGCTGCTGCGGAGGTCTGCACCTATGGCTGATCTAATCTTAGAGCTGTACTCTTTGGCTGTGGCCTGCAACAGTGCGGATCCGCCACGGGTGACGTAGCTCATGGGAAACACCCCGTCCGCGCTCACAATCACTAAATCCCCACCGTACTGACAATACGCTCTGCGGCCGACAGGAATTTGCCCAACACTCCAGGCTCCAACAAGGGAGAATGTGCTGGAGGTCGTGGGGTCTGTGCCCTTGTAGACTAGAACGTCTCCATTACTAGAGACTACGACCATCAAATCGTCAATGCCCTCGCCCGCGTCAATGGTCCAGTTGGCTATGTATGACAGATGTCCACCGCGCTTAAACAATGGACCAAAGTCAAACTCTTCCGCTGGACCTGTAATAGCATCCGTACCTAAGTACCATGCGCGAGTGCTGTTCTTCTCTACAAACCACGCCCGCTTTTTCCATATGGACACATGGCAAAGCAGCGATGGGCTCACCCCGTCTATTTGCCCAGGGAGAGCCCCTGCCACAGGTTTAATCCAATTGGTTCCATCATAGTAGTGATACCCATCGTCCTCAGACGCCACTAACAGGAATGTTCCACCAGCATTCGCCAGCATTTGGCTGGAAAACCAGCCTGCCTGCCCACTGCCAGAGAGTATGAATACGGGCGCAGGAGCATTGGTTTGCGCTGTAATGTCGTAAATAGCGGCGGGCGTAGCTGCGAATAACTTGCCCGGCATAGTGGAGGGAATCTCTAGATACTCGCCTGTGGGAAATTGTGTGGTGCTAGAAAAGTACGACACAATAGATTGAACGGGCAACTCCCCAGGGAAGTTTACCGCCCACTCTCTAAACCCTTTACGACAACGCAGTCCGTAAGTGTCTGGGATCCAGTTCACCAAACGAACTGCATCCTCATCGGCCATGCCCATCAGACCGTCACGTGCGTTCAAGCCCCCAATAGGGGCAGGGCGAGTTACAACGACACGTTCACGTCTAGTTGCCATATCCAGTATCTGGGATGTTGATTATTCCCAGATACTGGGAGTGCGCTCCAGCCAGAGAAATAGTCCTGCCTGGAGAATCCTTGGCTTTAGCAGACGCTATCAGCCTATTCAACGCTCCAACATACATGGTGACGTCAAACTCTTTGGAAACCATCCACGCAATGCGCAAGGCTAGCTTGAACATCTGAGGGTCAAGCAAGATTACATCGTCGTTCTCTTGCAGGTTGTCCCTGGGAACGTTCTGTGCAGATCGCACCCAGGCCCGGCTTTGGTAGGGGATGACCAGTGTCTGTATCGTAGACACCGCATTTGCGAGCACAAGTGCACCCTCTGAGATCCTAAAGAGGGAGGCAAATGTAGCCCCCGCCAAGTTTCTAGCCTTTAGGGCCTGCCACTCAGCCTCTCCAAGAGAGCCAATGGCGGGTAGCTGCGTGGTCCTGTTCCAGGAGGAGTCTGAGATTATGCGATCACAATCTGCAGGCAATGGGTAGATTGTCTGGCCTGGGGCCGTAGTGATTATAAATTCTGAAGACAGTTGCTGCCAGTCGTGCTGATCACAAAGCTGTTGCCCAACATCACTCGCAAGTTCCCACATCTGCACAACGCTAGGGTCTGTGCTGGCGGTCACGGACGCTGGGGCGGAGAGCCCCAGCGATTTCAGAACTGAAGATACTGCATCTTGTCCTGTAATTTGGCGAGTGATGTTAGACATCTGTTACTTCTTAGCTGGTGCTGGGGCAGGCGCTGGTTCCTTAGCCTCCTGTGCCGCGAGGCGACGCCCCAGCTCTACAATCTGAGCCTGTAAGGCTTCGTTAGTAGATTTAGTCTCGTTGAGCTCTGCTTGAAGTTTTTCCAGCGGAGCGGAGCCCTTAGCCAGCTCCAAAAAGGCGGCAGCCTTTTGCTTCATTGTCAGTAGCCCCGCCACCTTGCCGCACACCGTATCCGACGCATTGGACACCTGCTCCACAGTATAGAACCCCAAATATTTGAGCTCTTCCACCATAGAAGCGCTCATGATGGGCCACTGGTCCAGTGGAGTGCCTGATGCGAGCTGTACTGCACCCTCGGTGTAGCCTTTGTATGCTTCACGAAAGCGTCGCTTGTCTTCTTCACGCACAGGGCGCTGAACGATGTTGTTACGGTCGCCCCGCACACGAATCTCCACCATCTCTGTGTCGTCGAAGATCGGACGACCTTCTTCTACAGATTTAGCTTGATTTTGAATCGGGGCTGTGTAGAACCGAACTGCGAGATTTGCGTCCTGCTGCGCGGCTTGTGGGTTGACGAACTGTGCGTCGTCAAAGTCTAGACCATCCATTCACTTCTCCTTTAATTATGGGGCGACTGCCCAAACACCCTCTCCAGCAACCATCGCTCGGCCACTGCGATTGAGATACCCACCGCTGACTGCTGCATTGTTAGCCACAGCGCCCGCCGCCACAAGGTAGCGCGTGCCCTTGTTGGTGCCGTAGCCCGTGCCCAACATTACAGCGCGGCCCTGGGGGCCTACAGTAAGCGTAACACTGCCGCCAGTGCCCGCGCCCATTTCAGTGGGTAGAGCGACTGTTGGCGCACTTGTAAATGAGCTGCCTTCGTCGGTCACATCCACAGCCGTGATGGCTCCGCCCGCTACTGTAATCTGTACTTCGCCAGCCCCTACAGCCCCGCCTCCGGCCGTGCGCACTAGGAATACGCCGTTGGTGTAGCCAGATCCTGCCACAAAGGTGGCAGGTGCAGTGATCACGTTCCCGAGATTAGAGTCACTGTTTGAGCTGCCCGCGCTAGATTTTACGCCCCCGCCAATGCGAATGGGGAGTGCATCTGCTGCCGTGGCAGAGAAGTTGCTCTGTGAAACACCAGAGCGAAGAGTGCTGATGCCGATGCCTGTGGAAAGTCCGCCCTCGCCCCCCGCCCAGCTACCTGCTGCGCCCTTGCCTCGGCCCTCGATAGATACGTCTGCGAACACGCCACTCATCGTAAATGATGCTGCCATTTCAAGCTCCTAAGAAGGAGCCCCGCCTGAGCGGGGCTGTGTGTTACGGGGTAATCAAGCGGCCCGAGAATTGAGGTCCCGAACTTGTCAAGTTACCCGCGAAGGCCAGAATTTGCACCTCGGCATCTTGGTTGATAGCGAAGCGGCGGTTTGGCGACAGTGGCACCATGTTACGCTTGGCGTGAGGGCGGAAACTGTGGTACTTCGTATTCAAGAAATACGCAGTTTTGGTGGTAGAGAAGCCGCCGATACCGCCGTCCAGCACCACATCCGCATCCATAAACTTGATGGATGGGAAGCCCAAATTGGCCGAGCTAGGGTCGGTAAACCGTTGCAGCGGCTGCAACGATGCCATGTAGATGCCCCAGAAATTGTTATCCATGATAATCAAGTCTGGACGATCCATACCACGAATCAGGCTAGCCCACATGGTGTTCATTGCACCCTGCACAGTTGCGGCCGTGAGAGCTGAACCTGCTGTGGTGGATTTGCTGCGCCAGAAAGTCCAAGTAGCACGATCAATGCCGCCGTAGGTGCCTGTGGTGGGGGTTACGGGCACCGCAGCGTCCAGGCCCACCAGTTGCTTGCCGCCAGAGCCCGTGCCATCGCTGTAGATAGCTTGAGCAATCATGTTAGCCATTGTCGACTCGGCTACCTTTAGACGAGACTCCATGAGGTCGATGATCTGCTCAGGGCCAGAGTTGCGAAGTTGATCCAAACCGCTGATGACCACAGGAACAGCGGCCTGCTTGATGTCAAATTGCGCAGCAGACAAGACGTCTTGTGCAGAAACCGGAAGCAGGTCATAGCCAGAGTACCAGCCCGCGTTCGCGTTCTCAGCAAACGACAACTCTTCCAGAATAACAGAGCCGCCAGAGAAGGTACGAACATTGCCCTTATCCTTAATGTATGTGAGAAGAGCGTTGTTTTTGGTGACGTTATCTTGAATCTTTTTCGACCGTTTTTCAATCGTGGTCGCGACGATGTCGGTTACATTTGGAAATGCCATGATGTCCTCTTAAACTTTTGAAAGTTGCTTCATTGATGCCATAAGTGTTGATCTTATGTCATCGCCCATAGGTTCTGAAGTGTCATTCGGTGCGGCTGTTGAGGACAGGCTGGCCGATGCTTCTTGTGCTCGTCTTGCTGCGGCAGTCGCTTCGCTTACAGCCTGGGCGCGGGTGCGCTGTTCTACAAGTTGACCGATCTGCGGATGGCGCATAATAGCACGGTTGTAGGCCGTTTGCAAGCTCATTTGTATGCCGTGCTTAGCGGCGCCCTCCAACAAATCGGCTACATCGTCGCGCACATCGGCAAAGAACTCATTTTTGGGGTCTGCCTCAAACTGCTCGATTTCAGACAACACGCCCGTGTGCATTTCCTCAGCCTGTGCGGCCTTCCGTTGCTGAAGTTCCTGCATGAATTGTTTTACAGGGGCAAGCTCGTTCTGTAGCAAGCTGTGCACGTGAGACATAGGATCCTGTGGCGCAGCAGTGCCCGACACTCGAGAAGTCAGTTGCTGGTCCAACAAGTTAATGTCAACGCCGAATTGTTGAACAATATCTGCTATCAACGCAGCGCGTTGTGCGGGGTGCCCCGTGCGCAGGGTGGCCGCTACTTGCATCATATTGGACACCGTCTGTATCGGCGTTCCACCATCTTGCTGAATGAAGTGTGCGTAGGGGCTAATCACGGCCCCAAACTCTTCCGCAAATCTACGTGCTTCCGCAGAAGCGCGCAGGGTAGAGTTTATCTCTAATTCTCTGCGCTTAACTTCAGCTTTAATTTCTGGGTCTAGAGAAGCCCACTTCTCTCGAGCCAATGGCTTCCAAGACGCGGGTGTCCACGTATCCTCTACTGGGGGAGGTGTTACGGCTGGCGCAGATGCCTCAGTAGGGGGAGTCACCTCTGCCGGTGGGGCTGTGGGGGCCTCAGTAGGCTGCGGCGCCTCCTGTGCAGGGGCGGAGTCATCTAACTTTGCAGATTCTGTAGGGCCTGGAGAGTCCTGCGCAGTCTGCTCTGAAAGAGACTCCTCTAGGTCTTTACGCAAAGATTCTGCGGTGTTTTCTTCTGGATCCATTTACTTCTCCTTTAATTATTGATTGCGGTGTAGACTTGCTTAGCGACTTCTGTGTGAAGTTCTTTGTCTTGGAAGGTGGCGGTCCTCAGTTGCTCTCGTTGCACCTGCTGCTCTTTCCAAGAATTTGTAAAATCTGACGTCATGGTCAGATTATTTCTCTTCATATACTCTCTGTGTTTGGTTCTAGAGCTCAAATCCGTACCGTCTTGGGCCTGTAGCCCGTCATAGTGTCTGTCCCCCGCCAGGGCATTGGCAAGCCCACTCATCGCAGGTACGACTGACAACTTGCGTTCCATAGCCCCGTGACAGCTAGGCGTGGCAGGATTGCGCGAGTAGTCCCCAATTGATTGAAATGTGGACGCTTCTTGTCCACACAGTGGGCACTTGTAGTCGTATGTGGGCATTATTTACTCCTCAATGCCTTGATCAAATTAAATTGTGCGATTAGTGCTGGTGCTGGCGCGGGAATAAATTTAGTCTTCTTGGCTGCTGGGGGAGGTGTAGCCTCCTCTAGTTCTATTTTAATGCGCTCTACAGGTTCCCGTTTCTGTATTTTTCTATTGGTCTTTTTATCTTTAGGAGTTGCGTCTGCTCCTGTCCAAGGCATTTGGAACACGTACTCCTGCCCCAAAACCGTGGCGGCTGGCTTGCTAATGCTCAGTATGGCTGGGATTGTAGTTATCAGCCCTGGGATGGCTCCCACAATAGTAGCCGTAGAGCCTGACAATGTCAGTTCAGGTGGGCTTGTTATAATGAGCCCCGCTGCCCCCACCAAAATGTTGTGAGTGTGTAGAGTTTGTCCAACTCCATCTATGTACCAGTAGCCTGAGAATGTGTATGCTCCATCTGACGCCTGCCACGTGAAAGCACTATTCTCATCCATAGAGAACAGCCCCGTAGGTGGAGTTGTGTCTAGAAAAAAGCGCACCTCCTTGTCATCTTCTGCAGGAGTCAGTAGGTCATGAAGGGCGCCTGGGCCGTGAAGCCCTGTACTGGGCACTTCCGCTCCGAGCACACCCAGCCCGGAGCCTCCGTAGTGAATGCCTCCTAATCCTGGAGGCTCCAGTCCATATGCTATGCTCATGTTTGTGCCTGTATGAATGCTTTAAACGCTGCACTTCTGTCAGTGTTCCAACCTATGACTAGATACCATGTACCTGAGACAAGACTTGCATCCGCCAATGTGATGTCTCCTCCTGCCGTAGTTGTGACACTGCTCAGATTGAGTACAATTGCCCCTGTGCTGATATTCAACACCATTACTTTAGGAATCGTCACACTTGTCTGCAGTGTTCCACTCCAATTCTTGATGTCTGTCAGAGCTAGAAAGGGCACTGCTGGGGCTGCTGCAACTACAACGCTGAATGCGTTGGTTGTGGCGACGTTACTGCCAGTATCAGTAGCTCTGATTTGAATGCCTGTAGAGGTTCCAGCAGTTGACGGAGTACCGCTAATTACAGATCCACTACGGCTCAATCCGGCAGGCAATGTTCCAGCGAACGTGGACCATGTGAATGGTGTCAGAGCGCCGCTGAAATAGCTTGCCAAATCTACAGAGAATGGCACACCTACCGTCGCGTTCTGTGTTGGCACAGTGCCAGAGAATGAAACTGGGGAAGCTCCCGCTGCGGGATTGAGCGCAACAGCGACAGCAGATACTTGTGTAGGGCTTGTCCCTGTCCAAGAGAAGTTAGTCGATGTCCCGTTCAAGAGATCGGCTACTGCACTCTCTCCAGACGCAGAGCCCACAAGCGTCGCCAATCCAGAAGGGGCAAGCGATGAGCCCCCAAACGCACGCGCCGCAAATACGCCATATCCCCCGGATGGTGTTGTGAGTGGTGCGATGCCGATTGGGCTTGGCACACTGCCGCCACTGCCAGCCTCAAAATCTGCGATAGGCGTTGTCTGGTCTACGTCGTCATACATAGCAACAAGCAACAGACCTCCGTTTGCGCTGGAAGTGCTAAAGTTTGCCGCGATGTTGTAGGTGCCAGTAGTGGGGTTGACGAGCGCCCATACACGAATGGAACGGTTAGCCAGCCCTGCTCCAGAGTTTACGACAGGTACAACCCCTGTCGTAGACCCATTCACCGTGACGTTATTGAATGTTGTCCACGGAAGATCGTTGTTACAGTCTTTGAAAATCAACAGCGCAGTATTTGTAAACCCTGATGGAATGGTTACAGAAAGCGTATGGCTGTTCGACGTGAACGAATTAAGGTTAGATTGTGCGGTATAGCGGAGTTGCATGTCAGCCTCTTAAGGTAAAGCAGCGCACGTCGATTGATCCAATGCTTGCGCCGCTGAATGTGCTTTGCCACTTAAGCAAGAGTGCTAGATTTATGCCACTCTCTGTAGCTCCACTTTGTCTAGGTAAGGCACTACGCATCACGACAGTCTCTGTGAGCGTCGTAGCCTCTGGCCCCAGCTTAAGCCAGAATGGGGGCAGCAAATATTGATTGTTGGTTGTATTGCCCCGAGCGATAAGTTCTAGCTCTTTGGCATTGGCCAAATTCAGTGCATTGAATCTGACTTCAACAATGGCCTCACAGCGGGATGGGTCTATCGCTGTAATTGCCCGGCCCGTGGTTGCCATGCGAATTTCTGTCCACCCACCGCCCACGCCCCCTGTAGGGGTTACTCTCTGCCACGGTACTTGATTCTCATCTGAAATATCTGCTGCGACAACTGATGCAGTGCCCGCACCAAAGAATGTGTCAATGCTGAACCCAGTGATGAGTGTACCACTCCAGCCTCCAGCAGAGAATGATCCGCTGCCCACTCCAGCAGGGTTGTTGCCCCACTGATTGCTAGATGGCGTGACTATGTAGGTGTCTGTATTGCTGGTGACCACTTGAAGTGGGTAGCTGTAGCCGCGTATAGCGTATTCAGTAGTCAGCAAGTTCCCGCCACGAATGCCCATTAGTCGCACACCTGCCGGGTTCATGTGGATGCCGTCGCTGAAGTATGTGCTGATGCCTGCTCCAGCAGGTACTTGCCCGACGCGCAAAGCTGCTCCATCATCAATATAAATGACGCCCGGCACAGCTCCACCCCCGTAAGCGGCAGCTATGCCCGCATTGATGTTCTGCACAGACGCGTCTTTGCCCGATGGATTAGACTCTGGAGCTGTGATTGGCGGCACTGAGCCAATTATCACCTGCTCTGCATAGGTGAGACACTTGGTCACTAGCGTGGCATAGTTAGCGGATATCCCAGACCAGTTCGTCAGCGCCCGTGCATCATTTGTGCCACAGCGCAGGAAGACAGTGCCCAGCTTAGGCAGTCCAAGTGCGGCGGCAATGCCGGCGAGCCCTGGAGAGCCCGCTGTGTAACTGTTGTCTATGCGAGAGAGTATCTGTGCCGTGGTCTCTGTCGCTACTCCGATATTGAGTACAGGCTTCAGGACGCCACCAGCAATACCGCCCATGTAAGTGACAGTAGTTGCTTCGTAAGTTGCGTTCTGAGTGAGCGAGTCTCCGACAAGCGCAGTCGCAACATCAGGGAATAAAAACTTACCCCCGACAACCAGTGCCGTTCCGGCAGGAGCAACATAGTCTGTCATGTGTTTGGAATCCGGAACACGAAACCAACCCCATCAGTGCCATTCCAGCGGATCTCTACAGGAGCTCCTACGAGAGATAGTGTGCCAGATGCGCTCAGCTCCACAGCAGCTACAGCGCGTTTGTTGGCGTCTGTGTTATTGTAGATAATGCCCCAGGCGATGTTCGCAGGTCCGGCAGCGTCCTGCGCCAGGGGACCTACTTTATTAGCCGAGAAACTGATGATGCCTGAACTGTTAGAGACTGCCTCACCCGTTAGAGGTATTGGCCCCGGGTACGATGTGCCAGCCGTGCTTACTTGATTAGTAGCAAAGTTGGTGGTGCCCGTGCCGCCCCAGTGCGGGGCAGGAGTGGTCTTCAAGGGAGTGGTTACAGTAGTCGCAAACCCTATACGGAAGTCGTCTCCGCTAAAATTGTGAACTTTATTGAGAATGTCGATGACTGCTTGGTCAAAGACGATAACTGATCCAGTAGCCATTATGCTTCCTCTTTAGAAAATGTGTCTAAGATTTCTTGCTGTTGCTGCGCTAAGTCTCCGACTATCTTAGTCAGTTGAGCTATCGCGTCTTTGATCTGATCCAGCTCATCGTCTTCTTTTTCGATCTCTTTTTCTTTTTTCTCTGCCGCCTTGCCCTCTTGATCTAGCGCGAGCTCAAGTTGTTTTTGCCCGTGCAGCTCTTTGTCCTTAGTGAGGTTCATATTAGCAATCTGCAGCTTGACCTCTGCATCTTTGTCGACCTCGTACTTCTTAACCTGAGCGTTGATGTTGGCGACTTCAAGTGATGTGTCCGGCTTCTCTTGCTGCTCAGGCGGTGGGGCTTGAATTTGCTGAGCCGCTGCCACAGCTTGATCAAACACGCTCTCAATGTCCGAGCTCGCTTTGAAGGATGCTGTAGCCCATTGCAGAATCTGCAAGATAAATGGCAGTGCCTGGGGCATGCCTTGGGTCATTTGTGCGGTTTGGCTCACAAACTGCCCCACAGAGGTGAGATACTCCATGCGCATCTCACGCTCTGCGTTGTAGTCTGCGATTGAGAGGCTTTCCTCAGAGATTTCAATGCGGTAACGGCTTGCGTCATACTGCTTGAGCAAGGCCACAGCAGGCTGAACAAACTGAGCAGACTCCGTAAACTCCATCTGGCTCTGTTTGATGATGACATCTGGCTGGAAGTGCTTTGAGATGATCTCTGCCTTAATCCGCATGGCGTGCCGCACAAACTCGCCCACATCCTGCTGCGTGAGTTGTAGCCGGACGGAAGAGTACTGAGCCTTGAGTGTCTGGGCCTTGGCAGTTTCCCGTGGGTTGCTGGAGCCCCGCATAATGTCACTAATGCTGGTGAGCTCATAAATTTGGCCAATGACGGCCTGCCGTTGAATCATCAACTTCTCTAGCACAGCCGCCACCTGCTCAACTGGATACCAGTCGATGGAGCCCTTCATACCATTTTTCTCTGAAAATACCGCCCAATTGTCTACAGCGACCATGTTGAGCTCTGGGCCGGTTAAGATGGACTTAAGCTCAGTCACTGTAGCGTCGTAGGCGCCCACCACGCGCAGAGACTTCGTCAGAGAGTTAATTCGCGAGTTCAAAACGTCTAATTCATCGTACTGGTCCTGGGCCATGACGTAGTCAGGTCGTGGAATCAGGCTATCAGTGGAGTGGGTGGCAAATAGGGGCTTCGGGCATGGGAAAAAGCCGTCTAGCTTGAGAAAATCGTCTTTTACGTCTAAACACTCGTCCAAAACAGGCGAGCACCAGTAGATTTTGTTCGTATCCTTACACCAAACCTCATAAATCTCTACCCGCCCCTTGCGGAAGCCTTTAGGCAGGTGCTCTTTGGTTGCTTCAGTAGAGATTACAGCGTGCTTGATCTCGTCAAACTTCTCTTTTCCGAATTTTTTGATGAATTTGGTCTTTCTAAGCCAAATCCGCCTTGAAATCCAACCTACTTCGTCCCAAGTGCGGGCAGCTTCCCAGGCAAAGTCGCGCCAATGTACGGCCTCGGTGTAAACCTGCTCATCTACAATGATGGATTTTGGAATCGCCGGAGAGATTTCCTCCCCTGAGAAGGGATCCACAACCGCTGGGATTGTGGAATTCTGCACTTGAGCCTCATATCGCAGCCACACTTGGCCCATGCCGGGCACTAAACGGTCCTCCACGGCGGACTTAAACGCCTTGTGCATGTCGCTGTCGTCTTTAGTGACGCCGATAGACAGTAGCCGCTCTAAAATAAGGGCCGCAACGCGGGCAATGTCGTCTTTAGAGTCACCATACTGCCGCGCCACGGTGGGGGCGGGTGGAGTGGCGTAGAGTGCAGACTTGAGAATCTGCACATTCGCCCAGAAAATGTTGTAGCGCTTCTTATTCTCGTCTTCATCATTCGTAGCGAGATACCGCTCCACTACTCGACCAGCGGAAGTCCGCCACTTGTCGTCAAGCTGCTTCTCGACCTTGGCGATTTCCGAACACCACCACTTGGCGGAGTATTCCTTAATGGCGTCGTCTGTGCTCATAGTCTTATAGAGTTCCTGCTGCTGGGGCCAGTGTCCCAAATGTCATTCAATGCAAAGCCGTAGTGTACGGGCCGCGCTGGGCCGTTGGCAAGGGGTTTTGCGCGGCTGGTTACGTACTCGCTATCGGTAGGCACGTCAAACGACAGGTTGGCATACCTAAACATGTCTGCATGATGGCTGGACCAGTCATGTACAGGCTCGTTAGAGTACACTTTCTTATCTTCATCATACTTTCTATGATAGGATTTGAGTGCTAAGATTAGCGACTCGCACTCTCGCTCATTAAAATACCACCGGGGGAACATTTTGCGCACTGCGGCGATACCATCCAGTATGGAAAGCTCCGGCACCAGCTTAGGGCGTAGGTTGGCGTCCCTAAAATTCTCAATAATGGACTTTCCCGTCTGTAAGCTCTTCGCTCTCGCGTCGTGTGGGAGGTAAATCTTGTCTAGACGGAGCTTCTTTTTATGCGTGTAGTCCTTAATATACTTGATGTAGTGGCTAATCGGCTTCAAATTATCACTGTAGGCGTGCCCCATCAGCAGGCCGTCAGGTCGGGGCTGGACAAAGCCAATGCTGGTAGAGTCTGTATAGCCCAAATCCATAATCGCGCTCACTGGAGCATGAGGATCAAATTGAAAATCTCCGATTCTACGCTCTTCCATCATCTGCTCAATTTGTCGAGCATAAATAGCCCCGCGCACGCTGGCCTCAAAGCTACAAAGCATCTCCTGAGCATACTGCTCAGGATCCATGATCTTCTTCATCTCTGCCAAGTCATCTTCTGGGATGACTCCAGTCTCTGTAACTGGGAGGAAGACTACGAGCCAGTCTTTTTCTCGTCGTTTGGCGTAGTACATGTCCCTAAAGTGGTTGGGCCCGTTGGGCGTGCCCATGAACACGGCCCATCCTCGTCGGTCGATAAGGGCTGGGAGGAGGACTTCTTTCCAAACAGACTCCACCATGTTGCCGAATTCATCAAGGACAACACCATCAAAGTACATACCTCGGAATGAGTCGGGGTTGTCGGCTCCGTAGAGTGTGATGCGGGGGTTGTTGGGGAGGGCTTCAAGTTCGACATACAGTCCTGCCTCGCTTATCTTTGGCTTGAATGGGAGGGCAGCCTCTTTTAGATACTGCCATGCGATGTCTTTGGCCTGTCTTAAGAGTGGAGCTACATATGCGTACCTGGGGGCTTGGCGGGTGTTACGGGTGGCGCGCTCAATAAGGTCATTAATCGCCGCTACGGTTTTCCCCGCTCGACGGTGGGCCACTAGAATAGACCACCTCTGATTCCTCATGTGGAAGGGGAGAAAGTGTTTGCGGGGCTGGTAGTTGATTTTTATGCGCATTGTGGTTGTCCAGATCCGTAGTGGGGGTGCTGTGCTCAATTATGAGCGTACCGTTGGGGTCCGTGATATTCAGGCTGGTGGAGGGCAGCAACTTAGCGAAAAGTGGGTAGAATTTATCCGGGTTCTTATTGGCCCAGAGTGTGAGGCGGGTGGTGCCCCCAATGAGCTCAAATGCTTGGGTAAATGCCTGGACAATGTCCATGCGGTTAAAGCCATCCCGTGGGCGGGAAAAGCGGGGCAGTTTGTCAGTCTGCTCGATGGGGGTAAAGTCTTGGTCATCCATGGGTGGGCAGCCTAGCACAGGCCCTGGGGGGTTGACAAGGGGTGTGAACTATAGAAATACTGAGTTTCTAAATAGAAAATGCCACGACATCTAAATAGTTGACCAAGTGGTAATGCTAGGATATCTAAATAGTCGAATAAATAGAAAATACACGGGGGCGGTGGGTAGAGGTTTTAGTTTCGGTGGGGGTCTCCTCCCCCGGGGGCCAAGGCGCTCCAGGCCCCCCAGTTAGTACTTACTTACTTACACCGCACGGCGGCCCTAAGTTAGTGGGCGCTAACTAACTTAGGGCCCCAAGTTGGTGCGTAGCGTGGCCCTAAGTTAGTGGGCACTTACTAACTTAGGGCTGGGTTAGTGGGGTTTTGTGTAACAAGGTGTTACGGCGGTGGCACCTGCCACCGGGCGGGCGGGGGCGGGTAAGTTGTTGTTTTGTAAGGGTTTTGCCCCCGTGGCAGGCCATTTTGGCGGTGGCAGGTGGCAGGTGGCAGGTGCTAAAAGTTGCCAAAACTGCTGTGCGTGTGCGTGCGCGCACACATAGGCAGGCGTACATACACACATATTACTTTATAAATTTAACTGCCACCTGCCACCCCTACACAAAACACGCCTTACAAAACAACAAGTTAGCGCGGTTACGGGTGCCAGTGGCAAGTTGTGGCAAGTGCCCCCACCTTACCACCCGCCACCAACAGGCGTAAAAAAGCCCGCGCAGGGCGGGCTGGTGTGGTAGTGGGGGTGTGCTTACTCTGCCGCAGCTACAAGATAGCCCTTACGCACCGCGTAGCCCACAAAGTGGCTAGGTACGCCCTGCTCAACAACCTGGGCCACTGTGGCGGGGCCCTGTGCCAGTGCCTTACCAATAATGGCCCACCATGCGTTGTTGTGCTCACAAGCCACCTTGTAGGGCTTAGGGCCCATTACAACGCGCAAGGTTGCGTTTTTAGGCTGCTTAGCTACCTGGGCCTTAACTGGCACGCTTGGCGCTGCCAAAAGCCCGCTAAACGGGGTTGTAGGTGCCACAACAGTTGCTGCCTTAACTTTGCTGTTTGCTTTAGTTGCCATTTTGTGCCTTTACATTGCCACCAAACAGGGCGGCTAGCTGGTGCATACCACTTGGTTGCACAGTTGCTATTATGCACTCAGGCACCATTAGTACCATAAGGGTAAACCCTACAAATTGTAATAATGTGTAACTGCGCTATTGCCACCACACGCCCGCATGGTGTAGGCACTTGTTAGTGGGCATTTACTAACAAGCCCATTGCCCTTATTTGTTGGTAAGCACACACTAACTGCTGTCAACTGTGGTTAAAGCCCGCCGCCAAGCTTGCCGCAGTGGGCGTCCCACTGGCGCTTGACTCGGTCGGAGTCCCACAAGTCGATCTTGTCTCGGTCTGTAAGAATCCAGAACCGTTTAGTTGCACCGTTGATTTTAACCTTCACCGTGTTAAAGCCTACCTCCTGCATGCGCTTGCCCAGGGCTATCTTCAACCCAGGGGACACATGAGCACCAGCATCCCCACTCAGGTAAGCCCACGCAAGCTGTTCACTCGTCAAGCACTCCGCCCCTAGCAGTACAGGTGGCAGCACCTCAGTAGGGTCGGCCCACAGAGTGCGCACCCACTGTTCCATGCTGGAGCGGGTCGAGTCCGTCACAAACTCTTTAGCTTCCGTGTGCGGAGCGCGTCCGTGGGGGTCGAATCCTGTAAGGTCCACCTGTAGTAACCAGCCGTACAGGGCGCCAGCACCGCCGCCCTGTACCCAGGCAAAGTAGTCATCCCAATAAGTAGCATCAAATATAACCTGCGTGGGCGTTTTGCAGTGGATGACGCATGCTCTACGATCTCCATCGTCCAACTTTATAGAGTCACTGTAATTGCTGGTGCTCACTAAATTGAGGCAATTGCGAGCTTCATACTCTTCTCGCCCCTTGGCGTTGACTGTAAGTGTGGGCGCGGTGATCAGCATTTTGAGTTTGTTGGTCAGTATAAGAGCATCTTTGTCATTCCCACCCTGCACCTCGTCCAAGTTTACAAATTGACGAGAGGCGTAGACCTGATTGAAGTCGGACACAATACGTTCTTTGCCCAGACTAATCGCATTCTCGCCGTAGATTTCCAATATGGGAGTGAGTGCAGCATTCTTCCCACACCCGCTGGCCCCGTACATGTGGATAAATTGGCCTGTTTTGGCCCCTAAATTCTGCAATGGGTAGGCAAACCACTGGTAAATCCAGCGTCTAAGGTCAGCATCTGGACACAACTGCTCCCATAAGCGCTGCCACGGCTCCGCACTGCCGCCCGTGGGTTCCACACCCATACCGCACCACAAGTTAATCAACTCTCCCTCAACCAGTGGAGGGTCTCCAGGTGAGTATTCCAGCCGTTCAACTTCCTTACGCCCAGGCCATTGCAGCCACACGCGGGGCACATTCACCACCTTCTCCCCTGTCTCGTCTGGGGCGGTGTAGTGCGCGTAGTTGACGCCACAAAAGTCCTGTGTGGACATTAACACATGCGTGCGCTGATCCACCACTTTCTTTAATGAGCGTACAATACACACTTCCTCATTCAATTGGAGGCGTAGACTCTCCAATTCGCCAATGCCAACCTCCACGGCAGCGTCTAGGCCAGCTAAAAACGCAGCGCCAGCATCAAAGCCAAGGTGGGCGCAGTAGTCGTCAAAGCCCCAATCTGCCGCAGCCCACTCAGCGGGGGGTTTGGGGAGTAGCAAATGTTGGACTTTTACCTTACAAATGAGGCTCATGCGCGCAGCAAAACGCCTGATGGCGAGGGCTACGTCGTCATTCGTGGCAGCATTAGAGTCGAAGACTACGACGCATTTAAGCTCTTTCTCCCGCCAGGGCAGGTCACGGAGCGCGGGGAGCAGTGGGAGCTCGTTGGCCTTGCTGCCCCAGCCCCACACGCCATTCAGCCCCACGCTGTAGGTGCCGCATTTAGCGCCAGCAATCGCCTTGATGCAGGACTCTTGAATGTAAATGGTGCTACCTTGGGGAATATTTGTCCAATCCAGCGTGCGGGGCAGGTAGGCGCAGGGTGGGTATTTAGGGGGGCAGTACATTTTGCCCCGACTCTTTGGCGCGGCGGCAGCCCAACCGGTGGGCGGGGCAAGCTCAACTAGACGAGCACTCCACCAATCTTCCATCTCTCCACGCACGTTGTGGTGGGTGAATACTGCGGCTGCTCGGTCATCATACAGCTTGCCAATGTCAGCACAGCGTAGAATGCGAATGTCGTGAGCATCTATGTCTTCCCGACTGACGCCTCGTTCTCGTAGGTAGGCGTAAACCCTATCAATTCCTATTTCATTCTCTGGTGTAGGTAGCTCAGGCAGGTCTTGGGCGCGGTAGTTCATGCCGTGGCCCCCTTGCTGCAGTGGGCGGGCTGCTGTATAGTGTGCATTGTTGTCCTTCGTTAAGTGAAAGCATAAGCCCGTTGTCTCTTCCCCGACACAACGGGCTTTTTCACGCGCCGTAGCTTGTAAGCTGCAACGCCCTTACAGTGTAGGCCAATACCTTGTTGGTGGGCAATTACAGACCGCTTGCACGCCGTTTTGGACTGCCCTATACTGGCCCCGCCGCTGTGTAGCGGTGTAAATGGAGTATTCTAATGCACATAGAATCCAAGCCCTACGGGCCGCTCGTTAAAGTAGTCAGTAAATCAAACTTCGGCATCACTTCTTTAGAGGTGCGGGTGCTGACTAAAGACGGTTGGCAAGTGCGTGCCTTGTGGGCCGACGCCCTGCAGGACGGCGTGATGGAGGCTGCCGACCAAAAAGCCCGCCAACTGCGCGTCAAACTACTTGAGGGAGAAATAGCATGAGCACCACTAAACTCGAACCTGGAGACCGCGTGAAGACTTACAGCGGGCGGGCTACCACCATTGTCGGCCACACCCCGAACCATTTTCGTGAACAATACCCAATCACAGCTTGGGCACAAGCTCCCGCAGACCCAGAGAATTTTTCTGAGGAGTTTGACGGGCATGAGTCTCTTACTTTGACAAAAAGCGGGGATTTCTTTCTTGGAACGCCCGGCGGCCTTTCTCTTGATCTTGACACTGTTGTTAAGTTCCGAGACGCTATGCTAACCCTGGCTACAGACCCCAAAGGCAAGTGGACTGACCTGCCAGAAGAGACATTCCTAGAGATTGCTGAGGCTGTGAGGGATTACCTGCTGTTGCCAAAATGACCAGGATTAACTGCGTTCCTGTGGAAGAGTTGTCCGACAAGCACTTAGGGGCCGAATACCGCGAACTGCCCCGAGTGTTCGCCCTGGCGCAAGCTGCCTACCTGCGCGGAGAAGACCCTAACACCTACCCGCAAAAGTACGTGCTGGGTCCAGGGCACGTAAAGTTTTTCTACGACCGACTGGGATGGCTCACAATTAGATTTCATCAAATTGTGAATGAGTGTTTAGCCCGTGGGCGTGTTTGTAATTTTAGAGCCGCTCCACGAGTAACAAATCCCCCTGAGTGGTACAGGGCGTGGGAGCCCACTCCCGAAGCGCTGGCGCTTAATCGCCAGAGAATAGCAGATAGAAAAGGAGGAAATATGTAGTGGCATTCTTTACCGTCAATCTTTGGCTAGACAGTCCAGATCTTAAATCAATCAATGAAAGGTTAAAATACATCATGGCTACACAAGCTCAACTCGCTGCTCAATTGACTGCTCTTGCTACTCAAGCAGAAAAAGCTAAGGCGGAAGTCACCACCAAACTGGCAGACTTGCAGACAGCATTGGATAACGCCGGCTCCACCACACCAGAGGTAGACGCTGCCCTGGCCGCGTTGGCTGCCGCTGTGCAAGCTACGGACGATATCGTCCCTGACGTAGTCTAAACGTGATAGCTCTACTGTTCTCTGGAGGCAAAGACTCTAGGCTATTGCTAGAGGGCTTTGCCCCTTTTTTAGACCAAATTACAGTCGTTTGGGTAAACCCAGGCGACTACCTGCCTGATGATGAGGCGTATGTAAGAGACTTACTTAGCCAATGCCCGCACCATACAATCATAGACTCCGATGTCAAAAGTCACATCAAAGCTTGTGGCTGGCCTGTGGACGTTGTGCCTGTAAACTGGACCGTGCCCGGACAAATAGGACATGGCAAGCGACCTTTTACGTTTCAACCGTACACTGAATGCTGTGCTCACAATATTTGGAAGCCACTGAATGACTGGATTGCAGCCAATGGCGTGACTAAGGTGTACACAGGCCAGCGGAACGACGAAGAGTTCCACGACCGTAGACGGGAAGTGAAATCTGTTACCCACAATGGCGTAGAGTGGGTGAGCCCACTTGCTAACTGGACAGAGGCTGAGGTGTGGGCTGCCCTGCACCGCTTGCAGCGGCAAAAGGGCTTGCAGGTAGCCCCTAGCTATTTACGAGGCGCCACCGCCAGCGTAACATGCGCCCACTGCACCGCCTACAGGCCCAAGGCCAGGGGGCGCGTACTGCCCCAGCAAATACAGTCTACAGTGGATGCCGCGCTACTTGCCCTCCACTTAGCAATTAAGGAGTCCATGTAATGTTCAAGCCAATGCTCGCCTGCGAGTTAGAAGATCCCACAAAGCTCAAATTTCCCGTGCTTGTCAGCCCTAAGTTAGACGGGATTCGTTGTTTGATGTTTGCGGGGGTTGCCTACTCTCGCAATATGAAGCCTATACGGAACAGGTTCATTCAACAACAGCTCAAAGAGCTAGACAACCTGGATGGAGAATTGATTGTGGGCTCCCCCAAGGCACCTGACTGCATGAACGCCACGCAGTCTGGAGTGATGTCTGCAGATGGAGAGCCAGCATTCACTTACTGGACGTTTGATTCTCCACTGGCGAATGTGCCATTTGCGCAGAGGCTGCGGCAGGCAGACGCCTGCAATATTAGAGTTATGCAGGTGCCCCATGTACTTGTGAATTCTGTGGAGGAGTTGCTTGAGTATGAAAAAGTGATGCTTGAGGAGGGGTATGAGGGTATTATGGTGCGCTGCCCCCACGGCCCCTACAAGCAGGGCCGCAGCACCGCCCGGGAAGGCTGGCTATTTAAACTCAAACGGTTTTCGGACGGCGAGGGTGTGGTTGTTGGCCTAGAGCCTGCTAAGCACAACACAAATGTGATGACGCGAGACGAGCTCGGCCGTGCTAAACGCTCCACCCACGCGGCGGGCATGGTGGAGCTAGATATGATTGGCACGATTTTGATTCAAACTGATGATTGGGGACTCCTACGCCTGTCCCCTGGCATCATGACGCACACGGAGCGGGCCAGTTACTGGAAAAACTATGGCGCTCTAATTGGACAAGTGGTACACTGGCGCAGCTTTGGCTACGGGGTAAAGGACAAGCCAAGGTTCCCCAGGTTCTACGGCATTAGAGGAGATCACGTATGAACATCATCTATATCGTACTTTGCGTCATCGGCTTTTTGGCAGGCTGTTTGTTCTTTTTAGGCGCCCACGGTAACAACTTTGAGGCTCACGATTATGACAGCAAATTCCCTGATTAAAGAGCGCGGTGTGTATGAAGTGATGGGAACTCTGTTCTTTGTGGAGTATACAAGGACAGCGCCCATCTCCATACACACGGTGCGAGTTGTAGATGGAGACTACAAGCCTTGCGGGCCTGAGCTTGCCATACTTGCGGATAATATTTACACTTTACAAAGCAACGGCCCGCTTAGAATGCTTGCTGAATCCTTACTTGCCCACCTTATTGGAGAAATAAATGAGCGACCCCTTAACACCGAGCCAGCTAGCCCAACTAGCGACCGAATTCAAGCAATTGCAAGAGCAAAGACTAGAGGCGGATAAGCTTGCAGCTGAGCTCAAGCTGCAAGAGGCCATGCTCAAGGTCAAGATACTAGAGGGGCTAGCCACCTTAGAAATTTCCTCTATTGGCGCTGGAGAGTATCAGGTCTCTCGTAAATTGAAAGAAGTGCCTATAGTTACAGACTGGAAAGAGTTCACCAAGTACGTCATAGATACTAAAGATTTATCTTTGCTGGAACGCCGCCCCAGCAAAGCCGCGCTTACCGAGCGGCGCACAGGCGGCAATGCGGTGCCAGGGACTGGCACTTTTACTGACTACTCGTTATCATTCACTAAGTTGAAAGGCTAGACATGACTGAAGTTACTAAACCCAACCAAACAGCGCTCGCCCTGCCTCAGTCATTCTTGACTGAGCTGGCTGTACACGCTAAGGATGCTGCCGCCAAAGAGCGCCCATCCGCCGGTCGGCTGTCCCTTAAAGGGGGGCTGTCCTATGACGGTACACCCGTGCCCGGCAACAAGCTAGAGGTGGTGATTGTGGGCGGCGCTTACCGCAATGTTCTGTACAAGGGTCGTTACGACCCAGACAACATCACCAGCCCGGATTGTTTTGCCTTGGCTGTGGAAGACGAGGACATGAAACCACATGAGAATGTGCTGAATCCAGAGAACGACACCTGCAAGGGCTGCCCTATGGCGGAATGGGGCAGCAGCCCCACAGGGGGCCGGGGCAAGGCGTGTAAGGAGACTCGCCGACTTGTGCTGTTGCCCGCCAACAACCTAGCGTCGGCGGACGCCATTAAAGGCTCTGAGATGGCCATTCTAGACATTCCCGTAACCAGCGTCAAGAACTATCGCAACCTTGTCAACGTAGTGGCGGGCACCCTTAACTTGCCAGTCTATGCGGTGATTGTGCTGGTAGAATGGTCTCCTGATCCTAAGACACAAATCAAGGTCACATTCACCCCACTGCGTGTAGCCGGGGATGAAGAAATAATCCGCGCCATTATGGCCCGCCGTGAGGAGGCTACCCGCCTCGCCACCATCCCTTACGACAGCAAAGAACCTGAGGACGAGCAGCCTGTTAAGGCCCCTGTCAGCACTAAGAAGAAGTTTTAAGTCGGCTTCCAATTCGCAGTTGCCTGCCGACTCTTTTTATTCACTTGAGCCCGCCACGTGCGGGCTCTTTACCCTGCACACACTAGGAGAAGTATGTGATAACGTTTGACTTTGAAACTGAAGCTATTGTAGGCAACCCCATCCACAACCCACCCAAGCCCGTGGGCGTCGCCATTCAGCACGATGGACAAGCTCCGTTTTACCTTGCATGGGGCCACTCTATAGGTAATAACTGTAATTTTGAGGAAGGACGGCGCACCCTGCTTGGTGCCCTCGCCATTGCTGATGATTGGTGCTGCCACAACGCGGCGTTTGACATGGCAGTGCTCCAGAAATGGATGGGAGTGAGTGCCCCTAAAAACTGGCTCAATTTACATGACACTCAATTCCTTGTATTTCTACATGACCCCTACGCCTTCAGCTTCGGCCTTAAGCAAAGCGCGGAGCGCATTCTAGGGACGCCGCCAGATGAGCAAGAGGCTTTACGAGACTGGGTTATGGCCCATGTGCAGGGTGCAACGCTTAAAACCTGGGGTGCCCACATTGCCAAGGCCCCTGGCACGCTGGTGGGCCAATACGCCTGCGGGGACGTAGCCCGTACCTACGCCCTGTGGGCTAAGCTACACCCCAGCATTGTGGAGCAGGGCATGCAAGCAGCTTACCAGCGAGAGCAGCTACTCATGCCCATCTTGTCCGAGTCTAGTAGGCGCGGTGTGCGCGTCGATCTTGAGAAGTTGGAGGCGGCAATTGAAAAATACACGGCGGCTAAAGAAAAAGCTGAGCAAAGCATATTCGCCACGCTTGGAGAGTTCAACATCGATTCTGATAGGGAGCTGGCGGAGAGACTGGCAGCTAAAGACCAAGTCACCGAATGGGTGCTCACCCCGACTGGCAAGCGGTCGACAGCACGGAAAAACCTCGTGGGTAGAGTCCGCGATCCTGGACTCCTTGATGCCCTCGCATATCGCGGTATTCTTGCAACCTGCCTCGGCACCTTTGCCGAACCTTGGGCTCTGGCCGCACGTGAGAACTCTGGACGCCTACACCCTCAATGGAATCAAGTACGTGGTGATAGGGGGGCTGGCGGCGACTTGTCCGGCACGCGCACCGGGCGCATGTCGTGTCGTGACCCAAACCTTCAGAACATCCCAAACGACTTTGAAGGAGTCACCGTCCCAGATGGGCTGCCTCCACTCATCCACATGCGAGAGTTCCTTTTACCTGAGGAGGGACATGTCTGGGTCAAGCGAGACTTCAGCGCGCAAGAAATGCGAATCATGGCGCACTTTGCAGAAGGTAAGCTGTTTGACGCATTCCTAGCCGATCCGGCCACGGACCCTCACAAGACAGTGCAGCAGCTGATCAAGGACATGCTGGGCATTGACATGCCGCGTAAGTACGTCAAGATTACAGGCTTCGGCATTATGTACGGTCGAGGCATCCCCAACCTATCCGCCGCGTTGGGCGTACCTGTGGATGAGGGCAAGGCTGTGCGAGATGCCTACTTTGCCGCCCTGCCAGAGATTAAGCGCATGTCCGCCGAGATTAGAGACATTGGGCGGCGCGGCCAGCCGATTAAAACTTGGGGCGGGCGCAAATACTTCCGCGAGCCTGACCCCACAGGACGAGACCTGTCTTACAAACTGTTCAATTACCTTATTCAAGGTAGCGCGGCAGACCAGACAAAACAGTCACTCATTGACTGGGACAGTGCCAGATTTAAAGATCATCATCTTATCGCTGCCGTACATGATGAAATAAACATCTCCGTACCCGAGGATCAGGTAGAGGTGGGAATGCAAGCTCTTAGAGAGTCTATGGACTGGTCACGTTTTGACGTGCCCTTTATGAGCGAAGGCTACACTGGCCCCAATTGGCAAGACCTGGAGAGCTACGATGACTAAGTGGCGGAAGCGCCCCAAGCCCTGCCACTGTGGAGGCTATTGGTTCCCACACCGTAAGGGCTCCGGAGCATGTGAGCACAACGGAGCCGACGCTATTCGGCATATCGCCAAACGGCTTGGCCTGTCTCCAACAGAGACGCAAGAATTCTTTATAGACTATGCACTTGAAAACCCTGGGAAAGTGAGTACAACATGTCCATTCTAGCATCTTCTTTTCGTTGGAGCTTTTCTCAATGGGAAACTTACAATCAATGCCCTGCCAAGTGGAAGTTTAAGAGTGTGTTGAAGCTGCCGGGGCTGCCCCCTGGCCCAGCCGCTACCCGTGGACTAGAGATACACGATAGTGTGGAGCATTACATTCTTAGTCCAGGCAGGGCAGCAGATACGCTCCACCATGCGGTAAAGCCCAAGTACATCCCCGTACTGGACGAGTTCAAGAACCACGGAAATGGAGACCGCCACACAGAGCTGAAGCTCGCCTTTACCAAAGACTGGGGGCTGGTGCAGGGCATTACTGGCGAGCTCACTTGGTGTGTTATGGTGCTAGATGCTGCCCGTGTGGGCGATGGTTGGAAGAAAACTGAGCCCTGTGTGGTGCGCGTGGGTGAGTGGAAAAGTGGCAAGCCCAAAGACACCCACGGGGACCAGCGCAAGCTATACGCCCTGGGCGCGTTGCTCAAATGGCCATTTGCTGACTCTGTAGAAGTGACCACTTACTACCTTGAAGATACGGGCCCCCCACAACGACTCACTGCATCTAAGTCTGCAGAAGACAAATTGAAAGATCTGTGGCAGGGGCGGGTAGAGCAGATGCAGGGCGATAGTTTTTGCGCCCCCAAGCCCAGCATGGCCTGCAACTGGTGTGACTACGCCAAAAAGAAGGGAGGCCCCTGTGCGTTCGGTTCTTGAGAAAAAGATAGAAGATCGAGTTGTTAAGTGGGCTGACGCAAGGGGTGTTATCTGCTTGAAGTTGAATTTGTGGGGGAATACTGGCTGGCCTGACCGAATATTTCTCTACAATGGGCGGATCGCATTCATAGAATTCAAGGCTCCAGGCCAGAAGCCCGCTAGAAATCAGCCCGCCCGCATCAGCAAACTTAAATCTCACATGTTTTTAGTAGGAGTGTACGATGACCCAACTGCCGCCATTGCCTTTTTGGAAGCCGCGCTCTTTTCAAGCCCAGGCAGTGAAGCTGGGAGTGTCTCAGGCGTGTCTGGGGCTGCTCTTTCCAGCAGGGGCGGGCAAGACGTCCACGATGTATGCCATCCTAAGCATACTAAAGCAGAAAAAGCTGATTAAACAGGCCCTCGTCATCTGCCCTGTGCGCCCCATGTGGCGGGTGTGGCCCAACCAAAAGAATGCTTACGCGGACTTTGAACACCTTACGGTTGCCGTGGCCCATGGGGCTGATAAAGACGAGGTGCTGCGCTCGCAAGTAGACATCGTTTGTATTAACCCAGAGGCGTTGACATGGCTGTTCGCATCCCCAGAGAGGGAGAAGTATGTCAAAGCTAACTTTGATGTCCTCATAGTCGACGAGAGCACTTACTTTCAGAACACGCAAAGCCAGCGGTTCAAGCTACTGAAGAAGGTGGTGCCTATCTTCAAGCGGCGGTACATCCTCACAGGCAGTATGATTCATAAAGACCTGCTGGGGCTGTTTGGCCAGATTTACATTCTAGATGAGGGGCAGTCGCTAGGGAGGTACATCACCAAGTTTAAGACTGAATACTTCTACCCCTCCGGCTGGGGCGGCTACGAGTGGCGCCCTATGGAGAACGCAGAGGCCCGCATCATAGAGAAGATACAGCCTTTAGTCTGCAGAGCGGAGATTTCTGGCGTGGTGGACCTACCTGAGCTTATTGTGGAAGACATCTTTGTGGAGTTGCCTGCCCCCGCACAGGTGCTCTATAAGAAGATGTGGGATGAGCTGCTCGTGTCTGTAGGAGAGGGAGAGGTGGTGGCGGCGAATGCTGCCGTAGCCTCTGGCAAGTGCAGGCAAATCGCAAATGGAGGCATCTACGTGTCCCCAAGTGTGTGGGAGCCTGTACATGATGAGAAGATGGCTGCGTTGGAAGAGTTACTTGAGCGCCTCTGTGGTGACCCTGTGCTTATCACGTATGAGTTTCAATTTGATCGCGAGAGAATTGCGGAGCGGTTCAAAGTGCCATGTATCAGCACAGGCAATGCTAAGAAAGACGCAGAGTACATAGACCTTTTCTCTAAAGGACTGCTGCCTGCTGTAATGGGCTCGCCAAAATCTATCGCGCTAGGAATTGACGGGTTGCAAAACTCATGCAATCACATCGCTATGTTCGGCGTGCCGTGGAGTCTGTTGGACTACCAACAGACCATTGCCCGTGTACAGCGCAGCGGCAGCAAAGCCAAACACTGCTATCTGCACCGTATTCTGGCTGCGAATACTGTGGATGAGAGAGTCATCAAGGTTCTGGAAAACAGAGAAGCGACACAGGAGGCGTTTATGGGGCTATTGATTCCCCTTGAGTGATAGTAAAATTAAATTGCTATTTTACAAATGAACAAGTATACTGTCTCTACAGTGCGATAATGCACTGCTCACCAACTAACGGAGTTATACAATCATGGCAAAAGGTAAAAAGTTTGCTTCGCAAGAAGCTGTTGTAGAGGTTGCGGCTACGGAGGCAGCCCCTAAGGCTGCGGCCAGCCGGGGCCCCCGTGGCACTGTAGAGACCGCAGTGATTACTGTGCTTGTGGGCGACAACCCCAAGCGCGCAGGTAGCAAGGCCCACACAGTGTTCAGCCACTATCAGTCTGGCCAGACTATCGCCGCTTTTGCAGACGCCCTGGCCACTGCTGGCCTGGGCAAGGAAGCTACACCTAACCTCGTGTACGACGCCAAGCACGGCTACATCGCCATTGAAGGCTACGACCCAGGCGAGATCGTGGTAAAAGCTGCCAAGGAGCCAAAAGCCCCTAAAGAAGCAAAGGCCCCCAAGGCTAAGAAAGAGAAGAAAGTAGCCGCTGCGGAAGACGCCTCCGCAGTTGAGGCTGCTGTACAAGAAGAAACGATGTAAAGAAGAGGGTGGCCGTAACTCCCCGGCTGTGCAAGCGAGCTCTGGCAGCACTCGTCCTTCGCAACGCTCCATAAATTACATATCAGCCCCACTGAGCAGTGGGGCTTTTGTTTGGAGAAATTAAAATGGAAGTGTTTATTCTAACGCATGGGCGGGCTACAGGGGCGCAGCAGCACACCGCAGCCGCATTGCTCGATGCCGGCATAGCTTTCAAGTATGCGGTGCAAGAGAGCGAACTGCCCAAATGGTCTTGGTGTAGTGCAGAGATAGTAGTCCTGCCTCCACACATAAAAGATGTTTCCGCCACTCGTGACTATCTTGTTCATGATGTGGGTGGGGACGCCCACATCTTTATGTTTGACGACGATCTGCGATTCGCTGCCCGCAGAGACGACGATGCCACTAAATTCACCCCAGCAACTTCCGCAGATCTATTTTCTGCCCTTGAGCGAGTCAATATAAATTTGTCCATCAATCCGATGGTTGGGCTGGGCGCCCGTGAGGGGGGCAACCGCGTCACCGATCAATGGGTGTATGAGACTCGTATCATGCGAGCCTTTGGGCTGAATAGAAACTACCTGCGTCGACACGAGATAACATTTGCTCCACTCAAGCTAATGGAAGACTTCCACGTCAATTTACAGATACTTGAGTCTGGGAAAACTACAAGCGTCTACAATCTTTTGGTGACCGATCAAGTAGGCGGCTCTAATTCTGCTGGCGGGTGCAGCACCTACCGCACGCCTGAACTACAGGAAGCTTCCGCCAATCTGCTGGCAGCCCGCCACCCCGGTGTTGTGAAAGTGGTGAAGAAAACCACCAAGGGCGCATGGGGCGGGGGCACCCGTACTGATGTGATTGTGCAGTGGAAGCAGGCTGCCAAATTTGCGAGGAACAGAGTATGAGAGCCATGAATGCTAGTGATCTTGCCTATTGGATTGTTGAACGTGACCTTATGCGTGAGCGGAAAGAATATCCAGACAATCCACGCCCAGAATGGAAGTGTGGCTGGAGTGATGACCCCCACATGGGGCTGATTCGCTATTGCAACGTGCGCCGTGAGGATGACAAGGTAACCCGCTGGCTTGCCAAGCACTGGCGCCCACAGCACAACAGCATGTGGGAGCTGACCCTGGCACGGATGCTAAACCACATCCCCACTCTAGAAATTTGCCTGCCCCTGCTACAGTGGCAAGACCCATTGAAGGGAGTGTTGGGCGAGCTAAAGCTGCTGCGCGCTACGGGGGAGAAAGTCTTTACTTCCGCCTACACCATCAGCACGGCAGGCAAAAGCATGGATAAGCTTGACTACGTGGTGGACTGGGTGGTGGGGGCAGTGAAGTGCAGAGAGATTGCTAGTGGCTACAAGCCTAAGCGGCTGGCGGAGGCTGCCGCGTGGCTGGAAGATTTTGATGGGTTGGGTAGCTTTTTGGCTGCCCAAGTAGTGGCGGACGCTAAAAACACCCCCAGCAACCCCCTAAAAACCGCGCCAGACTGGCAAACATGGTGCGCCCTAGGCCCAGGTAGCTTGCGCGGCCTTACGGCGCTGCGTGGGCGTAACGTAACGGCAAGGTATTTCCAAAAAGAAATATTCTCCGCCTGGAGAGAAGTCAAACCTATGCTGCCTACCCATCTACAAGACCTGCACATGCAGGACTTCCAAAACTGTCTCTGTGAGTTCTCCAAATACGCCAAAGCCTTGAACGGAGAAGGGAGGCCCCGCAATGGCTATAACGCTGGGAGAGGCTAGACTATGGGGAGAGGTACACGGGGCATTGAATCTCGCAGTGTCTTGGTATGATGGCACTATCTCACTTCACCAATTCATAAGTGAGACTGAAATGGATGTGTTCTGTAAGAAACATCAGTTAACTTTTATTGAGGAGAGTAGCAATGACGACAGCAATATTGAAGGTTAGGAACGTAGAGCAAGCTTTGTCCGACGGCTTTTGGTGGCTGCGCGCAGCCGGGGTGCCCGAAAACAGCCGTAACGGCCCCGTTCTGGTGTCTCCAGGCCCTGTGGTTACGGAGTATTCTCACCCCACAGAGCGCGTACTATTCAATGCCCGTAGAGATGCGAACCCCGTATTCCACTTGGTGGAGGCTCTGTGGATGTTGGCTGGCTTGAACGATGTCACGTTCTTGGAGCCATACAATGCGAATATGCGTACCTACGCAGAGCCTGACACAGACATTATTCATGGCGCGTACGGCTACAGGTGGCGCACCCTGTTTAATGTGGACCAGCTGACCCTAGTGGTGAATCAACTGGTGGCCGACAGGGAAACGCGGCGTGCCGTTGTGCAGATGTGGTCTGCTGCGGATGATCTATACAAAGATAAGGTGGATGTGCCATGTAATACGCAAATCTATTTCGATTTGCGTGGTGGCGTGCTGAACATGGCTGTGTGCAACCGCAGTAACGACATGCTGTGGGGCGCCTACGGCGCAAACGCGGTGCACTTTAGCGTGTTGCAGGAGGTTATAGCTGCCGCCGTGGCTGCCCCTGTGGGGGTGTACAGGCAATTTAGCAATAACTTCCACGTCTACACTGAGAATGAGATGGTGCAAAGCTTCCTAGAAGTGCCACCATCCATATCATTTACAGCATACCCAGGCGGAGCTGTGCCCCTTATTCAGCCATCAGAATCCTGGACTAGCTTTCTGGCAGATTGCCGAAAGCTATTCTACACGGACACCGGCGTTTTTGCCACAGAATTTATCCAAGACATTGCCTCTCCACTGATGCGGGCATATATCTATAGGAAGGAACGGGGAGTACTACCCCCTTACGTGTCCAGCATTCCCACATGTGACTGGAAACTGGCATTTCAAGAATGGGTAGCAAGGAGAGAAGCATGACTGATTTTGTAAAAATTGCCGACATCGCCACAGAAATCGTTAGACTTCTTGAAGAGAAGGGTAGGTTCTACGGCGACTCCTGGCGCAAACGGGGCGGGCCGGGCGCCTTTATGGTGATGGCCCGTAAGTGGGACCGTATAGAGAACATCTGCGGGCCCCAAGGGTATGACATTTTCAAGGCACTGGACGCAGACTCTGGTGGGGTGCGAGATGACATTCAAGACCTCATCGGGTATTTGCTGCTGATTCTTGAAGCTACACGTCGTGGCTCTATAGCTGATAACTTAGTTCCTCACAAGGTTACATCTTCAGAAAGTACCGTAGAGGGGTACACTATTGAGGGGTATTACGGTGATGGGACTCTGCTGTACAAATGCAAAACCTGCAAGAAAGAGATAAGAGCTAATTCAGAGACATTAGTACACACTTGCACTCCTAGCTGACCCACATATACTGGTGGTGCCTGCAATAAGTAGGTGCCACCAGTCCTTATTATCATGAAAAACTTCCACGTATTCTTTGCAGTCTTCCACCCAAGCTACGCACCATTCTACAAAGTAGAGATGGTGCTGCGGGGTACAGTTACCGCAGCGTCTGAAGCTCACGCCCTACGCATTGCCAAGCAAAAATTCGGCGGAGCGCCTGTTGTGGGAGATGCAAGATGAGCAAAGCACAAGAGCTGAAGGAGTTGGTACAAAACTATGCTCAAGCGGTTGTCCAGTCCGCAACCAGCTCGGTTAACAGTCTTTCTCGTTCAGACCCTGTGTTGAAACGTTTCATGGCACTCCACGCCGCAATCGACGCACAGCAAAACATCATCGACGAGCAGTGGGCTGAATTGGAACACGAGCGCATGCGCCTTGCCGCCTGTGGCGTTGTCGCGCTGTCAAACACACCAGAAAGTGCCGCCAGGGCGCGGGAGATGCTCCCCGAGTACCGCAGCGCGTCGTGTGACGATGTGGCTAGAGCGGTTGACAGGGAGATGCAATACTGCACTGAACTGGCAGAGGCCAGGGCTGAGATCGAGCGGCTGACCAATTCGCTTTCCACGACATGCGAACGGATGGACAGGGCAAGAGGGATTCTCACCAACGACAACCCTAGACCGGAGTGCAACTGGGGCATGCTGGACTCAAGCGATCTACAAGCAATTGCCGCTGTATCGCAAACCGAATTGAAAGGTGGTGTGTGATGACTCAAGACAAAAAAGAACTGCTTGAGCTGGCAGCTCGGGCGAGTGGCATCGTCGGCAATTGGGAGCGAGACAAGGCATTCGTACAAGAACGCTATTACTTCAATGTGCCGTATGCTGCACATGGAATGTTGAGCGGCTTTAGGTGGGATCCACTCACAGACGACGGCGACTGCGCACGGCTTGAGGAAAAGTTGAAGATCGATTTAGCTTGGCGTGAAGGGCCTGAAGGGTATATTCGTACAACAACAGGGGGCGTTTTCATTTTCGAGTACTACGCTGACCACAACAACGACCGCCAAGCCGCACGCAGACTGGCGAGCACTCGGGCTGCGGCGGAAGTTGGTAGGGGGATGAAATGATTTGGAACGACAAAAACACTTGCGGCGGACAGCTTGTTGCGAATCAAACAACGTTTGGCGACTTTAAGGATTTGAGCGTCATCGCGACATTTGCAGGAGAGCAATTCGCGCTGGTAAGTCTTCTTGACGGAAGCTCGTTCGTGCTGCCTTGCAACAAAGAGATCCTGATTGAGCGCCTGAACAAACATCACTTTGCTCCAATCGCAAAAGTGCTGGGCTCGGTTGACATGCCTGAGAACCGCGCCGGTTTGCCTGCGGTGCAAATTACTGGATTGAGGAAGCATCCATGACCAACAAACCCGACACCTCTCCGGCGCGGCTGAGGGAGCTTGCAGATCGCATGCCGCATTCCACTACATACGTTTTGGAGGCGTGCCGCGTCCTGCTCGCCATCGCCGCCGAGAAAGAGGCGCAGGCCGGGCAGGAGCCGTCCATAAAGATTGCCCTGCGTCAGATTCGTACAACCGTGCACTGCTGGCATGAAAGGGCTGTTGCTATCGGGGCGGATGGTGTTGAAAACGTCATTCATGCTGCCGAAGTGGCTGCGCGCAGGGGTGCATTGCGGTGTGTTGACGGGTTCGTGGAGAAATGGACCCCGCCCCTCTACCTCGCCCAGCAGCCCAGCGAGGCATCATTTAACTTGTCTGACAAGCTATCAGACAAGTTAAGCCCCACCTCTCCAGGGCATTTTATAAGTACGGCTGGCGAGTTGCGGTGGTTTAGTGATGAAGAGTGTGAGAAGCTTATTGCACACTTGTTAGAAGTCGTATCAATTGCTAAAAGTGAATATCTTCATAAATGGATAAAGGAATTGCAAAATGGCTAAATTATGGAACCCATTCCGCCCTGTGCCCATCACCGTACTGGTGGAGGAGCACATTCACCAAACTCGGCTAGATCTGCTCAACGCTCAGGAAGATGCCGAATGCGCCACCAGCCGAGTAAATAGGTTGAAAACAACACTCAATAGGCTGGTGGAGGAGCGAGAGCAGCTTCACGCTCTCGAAGAAGCTGGGCTAGCTTACGCTGCCGGGCTGCAAGCTGTGCCGCTGAAGACCGAGTAGAGTTTGCGAACTCACTTTGCGTCATCGTTGGCCCGGCCTGTGTAGGCTGGGCCGCTGTCTGTATGGGGGGCGCGTCCAGTGCGCTGCGGCTAGCAAGCGCCTTACCTGCTGCGCCCGCGCCGCCTGGGCCAAGTAACTGTAAACGGGTTGCTGTATCCACGGCATTACTCCTTAGTGTGGCTCATAATATCTGTCTTACGTTGACTGGATGCACTGGTGCCGAACCAGAATGATTGAATGCCCCCGGTCAACAACCCGCCAAAAATGGCCCCCAGTACCATAGCTTTCATGTCATTAGAGAAGCCTGTCAAGAATAGTACCGCATACGCTGCCCCGTACACAAGGGGCAGCAGGCTCACAGTAATCCAGAAAGCTGGAGACTTCCAAAATCCCGTTGACTGCACCACAGCATCCGCCCGACGGGCTCCCTCGATGCCCCCACCTCCTGACTCTGTTAGCTGCCACCACTGTTCTGTGATGGCTTGGCTGGCGGTCTGCAGGGCGGCGGGGTCCGCTTTAATAGTCTCTACGGCATCTTGCGCGTTCTTTGCACCTACGGCATTCTGTACAATCTGTACCGCAAGCTCCGCAGCTTTGATGTTTCTCTCGGCTACATCAGAGCCTGACCCAAATAGCTTGCCAAGCTGGGGAATGGCGGCAATGATAGAGGGCAGCGCGGCTGCTACGAATGCAGGTAATGGCATGGATTGCTCCTTTGGTGTTGCAGTGACTGTGGGGACCAGGGCTTTTAGCGCTCGCTCCCAACGAGCTTTACGATCCTCATACCCGTTAAGCCCCCCATTTATCCTGCGGGTAATGGTTTCAAAATCTCCGGCATCTGCCAAGGCGCTGAGCTTTTTGTCATCCCAATAATCGGCCGCACTAAGCGCAGCCCAGCGGGGGGCAGTAAGGGCTTCAGGGTCTTGCTCAAAATCTGGCACATCCTCAAAACGAGCCCGCAACCTGTCCCGTACGCGGGCGTAGTTGTAGCGCCCGGTGGTCTGTATCAGCCCACGCCCACGGTAACGAGAGCCATCCCCGGGGAAGACATTCCCTAAATCTGCGCGTCCCTCATACCGTTGCTGCGCAGGAGTGGGGCCCCATATCTCGCTCACATGCTTTAAAGACCCAGACTCGTGACCTATCTGCGCCAGGAATGCTGCCACCCGCTGCGGCGTGTTTATGGCGTAGGTGGCGCAAGCCAGCGCCAGCGGCTGCGCAAAAGCTGCCGCCGCCGTTGGGCTACAGGCGGTAGCGGCCACAAGCAGGTCGGCAGTTAGTGTAATCATTTCCCTCGGACCTTAGCTTCAATCAAACGATCTAATTTAGCGTCGATCGCTTTGTATTGCTCTTGAAGATCCCGCTTTATTTCTAGCTGGTCGGAGTCTTGTTTTTGGTCTCGCACAGCCTGCACAGATTGCTGAGCTTTGAGCACTTCTACATCTTTACGGATGTCTCCCAGGTAGAGAGTAGCCCCCACCACGGCAGCCATAGTGCTCAGAATGTGAGTGATTTGCAGCCTGCGATCCAAGTGCCACTCCTGTCTCGGCTCCATTACAGCGCGTCTATCGTTCATGATTGTGGTCCAAATTCCTCAATGATTAAGAACCCAGGGGCGCCGTCCCCTGCCTTGGTCAAGTTGGCCTGGATAGTTGCTGCCCCCTGCCCACCCCCACCACTGCCAAACCCGCCGCCGTTGGTGGCTGTGCTAAGGGTGCCCGTGCCGCCCGTGCCGCCATTGCCCCCTGTGCCAAACATGCTACAGCCGCCGCCGCTGCCGCCGTTGTGGATGCCTCCGTCATTTGACGTGCCCGCCGTATTTGGCCCCGTGGCGCCATCACCTTGGTCTATGCTGCCAGGGAGGTGACCGGGGCCGGAGGATGTAATCGTTCCGCCCAAGCCAGGCCCGCCAGTGCCCCCAGGCACTGCGCAGGGGTTGCCCCCCACGCCTAAGGGGGCGCAGGTGCCGGAGTTACCGATCGTATTGAATGTGACCTTGCCCCCAACAGCCCGTAAAAAGCCGAATATGGTGTCCCCACCGGGGGTGGACGCTGGTGTCAGCGCTCCGGCGGCTATGCCCACCCCGCCAAGGCCTACTTCGTAAGCTACAGAGCCAGCTATGCGCAGGGTGAACTCCAAGTATTCACCTGCTCCGCCGCCAGGGCCCCCTTTATATGGACCCGCGCCACTCCCTAAATCTGCCGAGCCGCCTGCTCCGCCCCCCGCCTGCATCCGCACGCGAACCCAGCTATTGGCTGCCAGAGGGGTGAATGTGCCGCTGCCGGACAAGTATGTGAGTGTGCGGATGGGCTTGCCCCCGCCACCATTGACGAATTGTGAACGTAAGGTCATGTCGTAAACACCCATCCTCTCGTCAACGTGCCGACAATCGTAAAGCTGTCGTAGTTAACATTCAAAGAACAATCTTCAGCGAAGCCTTCAATTAGACTGGCTCCGCGCTGCATATTTACAGGGAAGTCGGTTAGTTTGCCGCCCACGTCGGTTACCTTAATCCACGCCCCCTCCACCAAGGCAGGCAGCGCAAGGGAGAACCCGCCACCAGTAGAGTCTATCATGTAGGAGCGGCGCAGTTGTAGCGTAGCTGCACTAGTCAAGGGGATAGGTGCACCATCTAGATCTGCCCACTGGGCGACGCCTGCAATGGTCTTGATTATCTTATAGTCTTGCCCAGCTTGGGCGGGCAGCACTGCGCTGAATGCTAGATTATCCGCATAAGCTTTTGTGACTAGATCTGTGGGCACGATAGGAGCATTCGTACAACGAATTGTGTCGAATGTGGCGATGCCATCTACTGTAAATGTATCACCATAGAAGTCAAAGGTTTGGCTTGTGATTTCCCAAACATTCACTCCCTGTACCACAGCAGAAAAAGCGCCCGCGCTGAGGCGGGCAAACCCCGAGCTACTTTCGTTACCGAAAGTAATTCCCGGAGCTGGCAGTGTGCCGTCTGCCAGTTTAAGTGGACTGAGCATGCCGCCCCGCCCTTGGCGATCTAGGCTCTCAGTAATTCCTTGGGAAATGTCGTTGACTGAGGTGTTAGCCCACTCAGCCGTGATCACCGTTCCTGTGACTACAGGATTTACATTTGATGGAGGCGTAAATACGCCTTGTGAATTGCGGCCCATTTAATCCTCCAATACAGCAGGGGCAAGCCCCGCGCCGTAGCCACGGCGCACTAGGTCGGCCAGTAGCTTCTGTTTGTTGGTCTCGCCAAATAACATCTTAGCCCCGCCCGCCGTTTGGCCGATAGCGCTGGTGCCGTACAGGCCAGCCAAGCTGGGGGCTACTCCTGGAATGCCGTAGGCTGTGGCTGCCCCCGCCCCAGCCAGTGGGGCGCTCACCCGCATGGCAGACACTAGCTGGCTGCGAGACTCATTCATGGCGTGGCTTGGGCCGAGTATGCGGGCAGCGGGAGCTATCAAATCCTCTAATGTAGAGTTAGAGGCCATGTTCTTTTTGGCGTAGGCGTTGGTCAGTGCGGGGATGCTCAGCCCCTCAAGCTCCCCACGAATGCCCTTGGTGGCCTCCTCTAGCCGCTTTACGTCGAAGTGTTTGCTGTCCAACACACCAATCCGCTCAAGCTCGTCAGGAGTCAGTTTAGTGTTGCGCACCCGCTCAATCAACACATTGCGGGCTGCTAAAATCCTGTTACGTACTTCGGCAGAACTGCTCTCATACGCTGCGGCGGATAGCTTATTGGTCAAATCTGTAAATTCGGCAGATGAAATCTTTGTGGGAGCACTGTTAAGCTGTGCTGGCCCCAATATGTTGGACACTGTGCGACCTGCTTCTTTGGCCTCGTCCGCCATTTGGCCCCGTGCATTCAGTTGTTGTGCAGCCTGCCGAGCCTTAGACAGTCTAGTTCCTGACAAAATGAAACTTTTGTTTGCCAAAATCTTGTCATACTCTCCGCTCACGTAGTGGCGGGCAGCTGCTAGAGTGTTCTTGCCAGTGTCATCGGCGGCTTCAACCGCCCCGTCTGTTATCTTTTTCAACAGGGCATTCTGCAATTCACGCTCTTGCCGAGTCTTAACTAGACTAGATCCTGCAGTCAACCCGCCAATAAAGCGGCCCACAGCACTGTCCGCCCCTTGCTGCAGAGTGGGGATGATACCTTGACGCATCAGGTCAAGCGCATCCACTTTAGCCTTGAAAGGCTTTGCCAGCGTGGCGAGAGTGCCGGTCAACCCTCCGCTAAGGCCACCAGCCCAGGCTGCGGACTTAGCTTTGTCCTTTAATGAGCCCTGTGCCGTGGCAAATTCAATGCCAGCGCTACTGCCTGCCGCTGCCACTGCCTGGGCAAGCCGACCAGCGCGGCCCGCCTGTAGCGCGCCCTGGAGTTTAGCCCCTGGCACTGCGGTCAATAGCAAATTGCCGGCGATATTACCGCCCATGCCCGCCTTAGTGTCAAGCAAAGCGGCATCTAGCCTTTTTGCCTCCTCCACAGCATCTTCCGTTTCTGCCGCGCCCTGCTCTGCAGAAATTGTGCCTGTAGCCTGTGCAAGGCGTTTATTGGGATCTAACTTCTGCTCTAGCCACGTAGCCGGTGCATCAATAAGCTGCTTGACCCCACGCCCCGCCGCTACTACTGCCCGGCCCATGCCAGCGGCAAAGTTTTGCCCATCAGAGCCTAGTGGAGAGTGCTCAGGTGCCGCTGCCACAGGCTGCGCAGGGGGTGGGGTGGGGGCAGCCTGTGCGGGCCCCTCTATAATGTAGCGCTTGCCATCGGGCCCCTCGACAATGTACTTCATGGTGCAGGCCCAATCAACTTAAACCCTGGTGGCAGTTGGAGCCCTGGAGGTACTGCCTGTGGAGCAGCTTGGGCAGGTTTGGCGGGGGCCAATACATCCATCCAGTCCGTTGCTGCGCCAAGTGCTTCCTGACGCTTACGGTACTCTGCCAATGCAGCTGGGTTGGCGCTGCCTAGGGCGCTGCCCTTGGCTTGATCAATAAGTGGGATGATGTGTGTTCTGAAGATTTGTGCCCGCGTTTTTGCGCTGGTGCTGGGGCTGTTAAACATCTCCAGCGCTTGGCGTTGAGTTTCCCCTAGGGTTTGAGACAAGCCGGCATCTGCGCGAGTGAACGCATTGTAGATGCCATTGATCGCAGCCATGTTGTCCAGCGCTTCTTTAGACAGTACACGGTCCCCAAACGGGGTGCGTTGGAGTAGTTGTTCAGACGCAGAGAATCCTGGGGTCTTGTCCCCCATTGCCTCCAGCTGCGTGAAAAGCTGTCTAGCTTGGCTGCCAAGTCGTGGAAGCTGCTTTTTGTCGGCAAACTGCGCCAACTTTTGAATGTCTGTCTCTTTAAATCCTGGGTCTGCTGGTTTTTCAGTGGCGGCACTGCCCCCACCACTGCCGCCACTGTTGCGCATGGATGCGATTGTCATACGCAAGGCGTTCGCCTCTGCGGCGCGTTGTCGTTGAGCCTCCAGCCTCTCTGCTTGCATTTCTCGCTGAGCAGCAAGCTGTGCAGCCTGTTGCTCTGCTCGTGCGGCTACTTGAGCCTCCGCCATAGTGCGTTGCTGGTTGCGCATCTCCATTCGCTCGCCTGAATAGAGTGGGGATTGTGCCACTTCTCCGTCTGGCAGCATCACTCCTTGCGCACTGGCTGCCAGGGGCGCGTATCGCTGTCGCTGGGCTTGGTGCGCTGCTTGTGCCGCTTGGGCCAGTGCAGGGTTATTGAACAGGTGAGACGCAGCGGCAAGTGTGGAGAATTTGTTCTGTTGCTGAGAATTTTCCCCTAAAAGCATCTTCGCTCGCAGGGCTTGCGCCGCGAGTGTCTGTTTCTGTTCAAGAGAAAGGTCTAGGTAGTCCATCAGAACTCCGGGTATTGCGCTTGCCAGTCATTGGTTGGAGGCATTTGTGGGGGCATCTGCGGCGGCACGGCGAGCGGCTGCTGCCCCTGCACAGGCTGCTGTGGGCGTGCGCCAAGCAGTCCCTTCAACATTAAGGCCTGCTGCTGCGCCCGGTTGGTGGGTAGTTGGGCGCCATTCCTCATCGCCATGCCCTGCATGGCCCCGCCTGCAAGGGAGGTGATACCGTTCATGATGGCAGATGAGCGAGTAGGGAACCCCTGCTGGTTTGCTGTGGCCCGTAGCTGCTGCGCTACAGCAAGCTGTTGCTTCATTTTCTGCTCTAGACTGTCGTTCTCGCTGCCTAGCTGCAAGAGCCGCGAGTATTCGTCATCTGAAAGTACGTCGTTCATGCCAGCACCTTACTATAGTCTACCTTCAAAACACCATTCGCATCGACTGCCACAGCGTCCGGCATAATCTCGCGCACCTGCTGCGCAATCACGCCCAGCTCTTGATTGTCACTGCCGATGAATCGGTAGCTACAAATCTCTACACCGTTGGACAACGTAAACAGGTGTTTCACGTCTCTTTTCAGTCGAGCGTCAGAAAACATAAGCATCATGGCTGCTGTACTTGCAAGTCCAAGGCCAGCCTGGGTATTGGATGCAGCCGCTTGGTTAGCGATATTTGCCGCGTTGGCATCCGCTCCATATTGGCTATTCGCTACTCCCATATAATCAACTCCAGAGGCTCTGCCCGCCTGGGTACTGCCACCAAACCCTGCGGGCATGCCAATTTGTGAACCGCTCAACAACGCGTTCAGCTCATTGATGCCCTGGGTGCGGCCCTGTAATGCCTCAGCAAGCTGCTGTTGTCGGGTCATGTTCTGGAAGTTTGCACTTTGCATTGATTGCTGAAATGCCTGCTGCTGGGTTGCGTTGTTGAGTGCCGCACCCTGCAACCCTTGTTGGAACTGCTGGTTGCCCTGCCCAAACATCAGTGCAGCTTCCTGCTGCCCGGCGCCAAAGGCCAATAAATTCTCACGAGCGTTCTGATCTTGCAAATCTCTAGACGCATTCCGCCACGCAGCAGAGCCTCGAGTCACCCCCATGTTAGAGAGTTGCGCCTCCAACTGCTGCTGTCGTTGAATTTGTATGGGCTGCTGAAAGCCCAACGCTGCCCCCTGGGCCGCAGCACGCCACCCGTTAACATCAGGCACGCTCGCCCGTGGTGCAGATGCGGGGGCTGGCCCAGTTTCTGACGGGCCAGCAACGAATGAGGGGATTGGCATACCCGAGTACATGTTCACAGGCCCTGCTGCAGAGCCTGAGTACATGTTTACCGGCCCCGTGGTGGGGGATGGGCTGGTGGCCCAGGGCGTTGCGCTGGCGAACACCCCCTGCATGGAGGGGGTAGGCTGCTGAGCGGGCGGCTGCTGTGGCATCTTCCCTGCTGTACCGTCCAATGTTCGGATCGTTGGCTCAGCTCGCATCTCGTTCGCTGGCCCGTACCCGCCCGCATTGAATCCACCCCCGGACGCGAGCCCCAGATTAG